AAAAGAACTATTTCCTTATAAAGTTATTGAAGTAGAAGGTGCTGAAGCAGATGATGTAATCTCTGTGATGTGTAAATTCCACCATCAGAGTGGAAATACTTCTCCTGTTTTAATTCTTTCGGGCGATAAAGATTTTGTCCAACTTCAAAAGTATTCTTTCGTAACTCAATATAATCCTGTTCTCAAAAAGTTTATCAAGTTTACTCGTAAGGAAGTTCAGGAATTTATTAATGAACATGTCATTAAGGGTGACCGTTCTGATGGTATTCCAAATTATCTTTCTCCCGATGATACTTTTATGACAGGTAAACGTCAACGTCCTTTAAGTAAAAAAACTATTAAGTTGTTTATTGCAAATGATGCAGTAAATATTTGTGATGATGAACAATTAAAAAATTACAATAGAAATAAAACTCTGATTGATTTTAATTATATTCCCGAATATATTCAAAGTGATATTATTAGTTATTATAAAGATCTAAATACAGTTAGAAAATCTGTGCCGCTGGAATACTTTCGTAAATATCAACTGAATGACCTGATGGCAGAATTTTGTTTCACAAATAGTAATTTACCTTGGTTAAAAAAATGAAATTATTAATCTCTGAAGTACTGCAAAAAGTTAGTAACGCAAAAACAAAGACAGAAAAAATTCAACTTCTGCATCAATATAATACCGATACTTTACGAGCAATTCTTATTTGGAATTTTGATGAAAGTGTTGTGACATTAGTTCCGCCAGGAGAAGTTCCTTATACTCAAAATGAGGCACCAGCAGGAACAGAACATACAAATCTTGAACATGAATCTCGTTTGTTCTATCATTTTATTAAAGGTGGTAATGATAGTTTAACTCAAGTTCGTAGAGAACAAATGTTTATTCAACTTCTTGAAGGTCTTCATAAAGATGAAGCTCAAGTAATTTGTATGGTAAAAGATAAACAACTTGGTAAACGTTATAAGATTACTAAGAACGTTGTTGCAGAAGCATTTCCACAAATTGTTTGGGGGGGCCGCTCTTGAATTTAAAATTCATTCACGAAAATTGTAGTCCAGAACTAGCAGAAAACAGGAAATTACCTTACACGGCTTATATTGTGACTTATAAAGTGAATGATGAAATACATTATGATATTGTAATTCCAAGAAAAAAAGTTGATATTTTTGATTATTATTGGGATAAATATCGTGAGGGATTAATATCATTCAAACAAACTGAAGGTAGAGTTAACCCCAAATTCTATAATGAAGAACCAAAATCAGAAAAAAAGAAAAGGTGATTAAATGAAACCCACAGTTAAATTAATTGCAGTCACCGTTGGTGCTGGGGAGCTTCGAGGAAAATCTGGACAAGAAGTAATCACACATAATGCTCGTGTCAGCAATCCCGCAAATCAAAAAAACTTTGATACCGCTGCGGGTCTTTTGAAATTTTGTATTCGTGAAGGTCATTGGAGTATTTTTGAGCAAGCAGATATGACAGTAGAAATTAATACTACTCGTGGTATTGCCGCTCAAATTCTTCGTCACAGATCTTTTTGTTTTCAAGAATTTTCACAGCGATATGCTGATACTAAACTTCTTACAGATAAATTAACTCCACCAGATCTTCGTCGTCAAGATACAAAAAATCGTCAAAATTCTATTGATGATTTCGGTGACTATGTTAAACTTGGAATGCAAGCAAAGATTCGGGAACATTTCGCAGCAGCACAACAACTTTATGATTCACTTCTTTCTCAGGGTGTTGCTAAGGAATGTGCAAGATTTGTTCTCCCCCTTGCTACGCCTACTAGAATCTACATGAAAGGTTCTGTGCGGTCTTGGCTGCATTACTTGCAACTACGCTCTGGAAATGGCACACAGAAGGAGCACAGAGAGGTTGCTGAGGCAATTAAATGTATCTTTATCTGTGAATATCCTGATGTTTCAAAAGCAATGGAGTGGGAACGAGAAGAAGAATGTCCAGAATGTTTATACCAATCTATGATTACTTTGGAGTAAAATTATGCCTACATACCCAGTTAAAAATAAAATCACTAACGAAATTAAAGAACTTTATATGTCAATAGAAAGTTATGAAGAATGGAAACAAAATAATCCTGATTGGGATAAAAATTGGATGGCAGGTGTTGGAGGAACTATATACGGTGAACCCAAACAGTCGGATGGGTTTAAAGAAGTGATGCAAAAAGTACAAAAAGCACACCCTAACGCAAACCTGTCCTCCTACACCTAATATGCCAAGAGCCAGAAAGAATCTCACTACCATTCCTTTTGGTATGAGCAACAAGCAAATGCAACGCAAGAAACCAATTAATTTAGACTATCTTAATGACATTGAAGCCCTGACTGAAAATCAAGAAAAAATGTTTCGTGAATATAGTCTTGATCAAAATTTATTTGCATATGGTGCTGCTGGCACTGGTAAAACATTTGTCGCACTTTATCTTGCACTCAAAGATGTATTGAACGAAAAAACACCGTATGAAAAAATTTATATTGTAAGATCTTTAGTTGCTACTCGTGAAATTGGTTTCCTTCCAGGAGATCATGAAGATAAATCTTCTCTTTATCAAATTCCTTATAAGAATATGGTAAAATATATGTTCAAGATGCCGTCAGAAAATGATTTTGAGATGCTTTATGCAAATCTTAAAAGTCAAGGAACTATTAGTTTTTGGAGTACATCATTTATTCGTGGCACTACATTTGATAATGCCATTCTTTTGATTGATGAATGTCAAAATTTAAACTTTCATGAACTTGATTCAATTATCACTCGTGTTGGAGAAAATACTAAAATTATGTTTTGTGGTGATGTTGTTCAATCTGATTTAATCAAACAGCACGAACGCAACGGCATTGTTGATTTTCTCCGTATCCTTCAGACAATGAAAGAGTTTAGTTGTATTGAGTTTGGTGTTGATGATATTGTACGTTCTGGTTTGGTCAAATCCTATCTTGTAAGTAAATTAAATCTTGGTTTTTAATTATGTTTAAACACATTGGTAATTCTTTAATTGAGCTTCCTAGTCCAGTTTATGTAAATGGAGTGCGATACTATCCCGTACCTAACGGGAAAAAGTATCCTTCCATTACATCAGTCACTACTCACAGAAGCAAAGAAAACTTTGCTGAGTGGCGTAAAAAGGTTGGTGATGTTGAAGCAGATCGCATCTGTAAAATTGGCACAACTCGCGGCGAAATATTTCATAAGTATGCTGAAGACTACCTAAACAACGTTCATGTTGCCTCAAAACATCTTAATGAAAGTATTTCTGAGGCATGGCAGATGTTTGAATCTACCAAACCTTATCTTGATAAAATAAATAATATTCATGCATTGGAAGCACCACTATACAGTGACTATCTTGGCATTGCTGGTAGAGTCGATTGTATTGCAGAGTACAATGGTGAATTAGCAATTATTGATTTTAAAACCTCAGCAAAACAAAAACCCGAGAAATGGATTGAAGGATATTTTGTTCAGTGCATTGCCTATGCCTATATGTACTATGAACTTACTGATATTGAAGTAGATAAAATTGTGATCATTCAAGCTTGTGGTGATGGGGAGGTGCAATTATTTGAAAAGTATGATAAAATGAATTACATTGAACTATTGAGGAATTATATTGATGACTTTGTTAGCTTTCACAACGGAGCAAAATTTACTAATGTCTAAGGATAAATTAGACGAAGTAATAGAAGAAAAGTTTATGACTGCTGCTAAGTTCTCTCTGGAAATTGAGAACCTTATGAAGGACAGTGAGGGTACAATGAATTACATTGAATGTATTATTCATTATTGTAATGAAAATAAAATTGAAGTTGAAACTGTATCTAAATTGTTATCCAAACCACTTAAAGAAAAGTTGAAGTATGATGCTCAGCGATTAAATTATATGAAAAAATCATCTAAAGCACGATTGATACTATGACTGCTTTTGAATCATATAAAATGTATGTTGCACTGAAGTTACACTTCACCACCGACAATTATGATTACTTTAAATTCAATGGTAAAACAAAAATTACAGAAGAGAATTTTCAAAAACGGAAAGATCGCTATTTTTTTAAAAAACTCACCAATAAACACAAAGATAGCGAAATTCTTTCTTATTTCGTCGCTAATTTCATTCACGATTCTTCTAATTGGATCGGGACTATGATTAAAACTGATGGTGAAGAAAACTATCAGGAATGGAAAAGAAGAATTGAAAGTTTACATTATAAATTTTCTGAAGACGTGGACTTTTTACTTTCAGAAGTTGATGAATTTGATCAACTATTCAACCTAAATGGTACTCATCCGCCATTACTTAAGTTTTTGTTGGGGAAAAAAATTTCAATGGAAACTTTTGTAATCATTAATCAGATCTTAAATTTTATTCCTAAATTTGATACAATGATTACAGAACAATTGATCTGGAAAGATGTAAGGAGAACCGCACTAAAGTATGCTCCATTTATTGATGCAGACATTGTTAAATATAAGAATACACTTAAAGAAAAAGTATTAGACCACCAATGTCTTTCTTCGAATCGGAAATAGTAAGGAATGAAGCAAGTCAAATTAGTGATCTCCAAAAGGAAATCATTAATATGATTCCAAAAATTCCAATTCTTCCACGCGAAGAAAGAATTGAATATTTTGATAAGATGATTAATCTGATTGAACGTCAGAAGATTTTTTATAATCGTCTGAGTTTATCTGATGATCCAAACGCCAGAGAACTTAAAAATCAGTTTAAGCAAGCAGCAATTATGCTTGGAATGAATGCTCAGCATCTTAATATGAATGAGATCTATGATGATTTTATTCAATCTATGTCTGAATTACGACAACAAACCCTTGACGGGATCATCTAAATAGGCTATGATAGTGAAGTGTCACTATCGCACACAACGAATACACCGCATACTACGAGGTAATACAAATGTCTTTTGCTGATCTTAAAAAACAATCTAAATTTGGTTTTGAAAAACTTTCTCAGGAAATTGAGAAACTTCAAAATCCTGTCAACGGAAATGGGGATGATAGCCGTCTCTGGAAACCAAATGTTGACAAATCTGGAAACGGTTATGCCGTATTCCGTTTTCTGCCCGCTGCTGATGGAGATGATCTTCCCTGGATGAAGGTCTGGCATCACGGATTTCAAGGTCCTGGTGGCTGGTTGATTGATAACTGTCCTACTACGCTGAGTCAAAAATGCCCTGTCTGTGAATTCAACACTGGTCTTTGGAACTCTGGTATTGAAAGCGATAAAGAAATTGCTCGCAAACAGAAGCGTAAACTGAATTATTACTCCAACATCTATGTTGTAAGTGATCCTTCTAATCCAGAGAACAATGGTAAAGTTTTTCTATATAAATACGGCAAGAAAATTTTTGATAAGATTCAGGAAGCAATGAAGCCTGAATTTGAAGACGAAACTCCCATCAATATCTTTGACTTTTGGCAAGGTGCTGATTTTAAACTGAAGATTAAAAAGGTTGCTGGTTATTGGAACTACGATAGTTCTGAATTTACTTCTCCTAGTACTCTTGGTGGTTTTGATGACAGTGAATTAGAAAAGGTTTGGCGTAATGAATATTCTCTACAAGAGTTTGTTAACCCCTCTGCATTTAAGTCTTACGATGAACTACAAACACGGCTGAATGTTGTTTTAAGTAAGAACACTTCCCGTATAGATCGTGAGACACTTGAAGATGAAGATGACTTTGATACTCTTACTCCACCACGCTCTAGTCGTCCAGTATTCAACTCTGTTGCTAATACTGTGACTCGGGAACCTTCTTTGCCTAAGGTTGTTGCTGAAACTGCAGACGAAGATGATACTTTGAGTTACTTTGCTCGCCTGGCAGAAGAAGATTGATTTCCTGGGAGAAATTCACTTTTTAATTCAAAAAAAGTTGGAAAAAAAATTCCCCCAGATTTTTGGTCTGGGGGGTTTTTCATAATGTAATGTTATTGAATATATTAGAAGTGTTGAGAGTTCTTTTTGTATTATTATTATTTGCTAATAATTCATTTGGTAAGTATCCAGTTGAAATTTTAAACAATTTTACAAATTGATTTAGATACGTTGGTTTAAGAACTTGAATGATTGCTTTTTTGGTATTAAGTTCTTGTTCATATTCGTAATATGTGACTGATTCTAAAACTTGATTTCCAGTTGCAATTTCTTCAGTATTAGATCTAATGTATCTTAAGATATATGAAGATGGATTTTT